TAATAGACTGTAAAGATGCAATAGGAGGTTTAAAAGCTATCTACATTGCAAAATCATACAGTAATAATGTTTCTGCTGTTGCGACTATCAATACTACAGAAATGACTACTGCAGGTTTTGCTACTTGGTCTTGTTGTGGGGGTACTGTTGAAGTGTTTAAATATGATCTAGTTCCTAACTTATCTAGTATGACTGTTAATATACAATCAGACAATGCTAATGGAACTACATTCTTTAATCAGACTTTGTCTGTAACACTACAAAAGATTGACCACGATATGACTAATGAACTTAGGTTAATGGCGTATTCAAGAAGTCAAATCTTTGTACAAGATGAAAATGACAATGTATTCTTACTAGGAATTGATGGTGGTTGCTATGTAACAGGAGGAACTGTTATTACAGGTGCTGCTAAAGGTGACTTAACAGGATATACAATAGAATGGGGTGCAGAAGAAAAGAATGCTTTAATTCAGTTACCTGCTAGTGCAGGAGCAGCTACAGCTAAGTTCCCATTTGATGGATTAACTGACGAAGCTAACCTAACTATTACAGTTGGAACTTAATCGTTACTCAAAATAGATAAAAGAGGGGGTTTTTGCCCCCTTTTTTTGTACACTAAAAAACAATATCTTAACTTTTATATTTATAGTAAACTACTATGGCTTGGAAATTAAAAAAAGAATGGGAAGGCAAAAGCGTTGATAATATCAATATACCATTAAATGACTTAACACAAAAGCAAATAGAAGGACTTAATGAAAGTGTTAGAGAGAGTTTATTTGTAAAAGAACAACCTAAAAAGCAAAAGAAGTATGTGGCAACTGAGAAGTGAATATGAGGGCAAAATTCTTATTCCAGACTTAACAGAAGAGAATGTTACAGTAATGGAAGAATGTTTACTTAGTGTGTTAGAAAAATACTGTGAAAAAATATGATACAATCAACATACACTGGTTCTCAGACTACTAACAATATGTATTTGCGTTTAAGCGATGCTGACCCCGACTTTTATGGAGCGGGTGACCGTCCATTAATATCCATTAAAAGTCAGCAAACAAAAAAGTTGAAATACTTTATGCCTACTACTATTACTACTCTAGCAACAGGAGACAGATATAGTCAATTAACATATTCTACAACTCCTACCTATAATGAACTCGGTAATTTATTAGGTGTAATACAAGTAGGCACTACTGACTTCCCATTTGGTTTTTATGACATAGTCATATATAAAAATAGTAGTAACGCCAATTTGGACCCTGCTAATGTAAGCGTTGTTTTATATACTGGTCTATTTAATTTAAAATCTACAACGGCAGCAACTCAATACACTGAATACACTACAAACGACTCAGATACAGAGAGCGTTTATTTAACAATATAATTATGAAACTAGACTTAGTAAAATTATCACATTATAACATCCCGCACTTAGTAGAAGATACTAGAAATGACTGGGTGAACTTTGGACAAGATAACCTTTATCCCAACTACTTGCTTGATCTATTCTTAGGAAGTGCTATAAACGGTGCTTTAATTAAGTCAATAGGAGCAATGATTTATGGTGAAGGATTAGCAGCCACTAATGTAGATGATAATACAGATACTAAAGAATCTTATTTACGTTTAACAGAATTATTAGACAATTCAGATGATGACGTATTAAAAGATCTAGCAATGGACTTAAAACTATTTGGAGGGTGTTACGTCAATGTAATATGGAGCAGAGATAGAAGTCGTATTGCTAAAATGAAACATATACCTGCACAATATATCCGTTCAGGTAAAATGATAGACGGTGAAATTGATACTTACTATTATAGTGCTAATTGGGCTAAACATAAAAAAGCAGAATACAGACCAAGACCCTATAGAGCGTTCTCAACAGAAGACAGAAGTAGTGCAAGTCAGATCTTAATGATCCGAGATAAAAACCCTGCTCTTTTCTATGGTTTTGCACCAGATTATGTTGCTGCTACCGATTGGATTCAAATGGAACTAGAAATAGCACAATTTCACCTATCTAATATCACATCAGGAATGACACCGAGTATGCACGTTGGTTTTTCTAATGGAGTTCCTACAGACGATGAAAGACGTACTATAGAAAGACAATTAAACGCTAAGTTTGCTGGTAGTGGTAATGCAGGTAAAATACTTATTACTTTTAATGATGGTAAAGAAACAGCGCCTATTATTGAACCTATACAAATGAATGATGCACAAAGTGCGTGGGAAGGAATGAGCAAACAAGCAGTTAATCAAATCTTAGCAGGTCATAGAGTAACAAGTCCAATTCTTTTTGGAATACGTTCTGAGGGTGGAGGTTTAGGAAATAATGCAGATGAATTACGTGATGCATATTCCCTTTTTAATAATACAGTAATAATCCCATTCCAACACACGCTTTTAAAAGGATTAGAGAAGATATTTAAAGTTAATGATATAAACCTTGATTTGTACTTTAAATCGCTTAAACCTGCTGATTTCATAGACTTAGAAGTTACTAAGACACAATCAGAAGAAGACCAAGAAAAAGAAGGTGTTTCAAAAGAGGATATAAATACAGAAGAATTAAAGCACGAATTCAAAGACTTACAGGACATAGACACTAAACCTACTAAAGGAATGATTGAAGAAGCAGAAAAGGGTTTAGAATGGCGTAGAGAATACGGTAGAGGTGGCACACAAATTGCAGTAGCAAGAGCAAGAAACATCTCTAATGCTGATAACCTTAGTATTGATACTATTACAAGAATGAATAGTTTCTTTGCTAGACACGAAGTAGACAAACAAGCAGAGGGCTTCTATCCTGGCGAAGAAGGGTTTCCAAGTGCAGGGAGAATTGCTTGGGCTTTATGGGGAGGAGATGCTGGACAAAGTTGGGCAAAAAAAAAAGTCAAGGAAATAGAGGGAGTTAGAGCAGACTTATCAGATGATGAATTTGATAATGTATTTGATGCTTTAGAAGGAGAAAAAATAGATTTAGATAAATGGGAAGTAGTAGACGAACAAGACTATGTTGAGGATTATGATGAATGGGCAGATTGTTTAATAGAGCCTAATGAAGCACACAAGTTTGCTGATGAAATAATAAGTAAAGAAGATAGGTTTAGTTATTTAGATAAATCTTATTATAGAGTTAGATTTAAGTATATTAAAAAAAGCAGAAAGCCTAGCAAATCAACTAGAACATTCTGCAAAAATATGATGAGATTAGCAAGAGCAGGATTTGTATATAGAATAGAAGACATAGACGCAGCAAGTAGAGCAGGAGTTAACAAACAATTAGGACATAAAGGGCGTCCTTATGATTTGTTTAGATTCAAAGGAGGGGTTTATTGTCGTCACGCTTGGAAGGTGATTCTATATAGATTAAAAGACGGAACAGAATTAAGAGAGGGGCAGAGTATGGATGACTATAGTAAAACAGATAGTATTCCTAAGTCCTACACACCAAAACCAAAAGGAATTAAAGACGCAGTAATAGCACCTGAGAATATGCCAAATCAAGGACATTATCCAGGAGTAAAATAAATTAAACTATGGCAATACAACACACATTATTTATAAGTAGTACAAGACTAAAGAAAGATACGGCTTTAGGGGGTTCAGTAGATGATAACCTTATTATGCCTTATATCTTGTTGGCACAGGATATGAATATACTACCTGTCTTAGGTACTGATTTATATGAAGCACTAAAAACTAAAATACAAGGTGGCAGTTTAACAGGTGACTATAAGACCTTAATGGAAACCTATATACAACCAGCACTTGTTCAATTTTCTTTTGCTCAGTTAGCACCTTATTTAAGGCTAAGATTCGTAAATAATGCAGTTGTAGTAATGGGAGCAACAGAACAATCTTCTAGTGCTACTTATGATGATATAAAGCCACTAATGGACACCGCTACAGATGCAGCACAGTTCTACAGACAAAGATTGATAGATTACTTAACAGATAAAGGTAGTGCAGCATTCCCTGAGTATGCTAGTAATAATGATGCAGGAGAAATGTCGCCTACAGTTAGAAACTACTACGCAGGATTAAATCTTGATGTAGCACCATTAAGCAATAGAATGAAAAGTTTTTTACAGGGAGCAAATATCACAACATATGACTGTTAAGAGGCGAACATATCCAAGTAGTTTGGAAAACTTTAAAAAGTTAAAAAATTATATTAAAAAATTAAACAATGGCAGGACAAAGACTCACAGACAAGTCGGCACTAGAGAACCACACAGGTAGTGGTGATCTCTATATGGTGGTTGACGTATCAGATACCACTGGAAGTGCAGCAGGTACATCAAAAAAATTAGATAGCAAATTTGTTATCCAAACAGACAAAATATCTCTAAGTAATGCAGAAATACTGGATTTACATAATACACCTAAACTATTAATAACTGCTCCTGGCAGTGGTTATTTTGTTCAAATAATAAACGCTACTTTTCACTGTACTTATGCTGCTTCTACTGAAAGTTCATCTAACAATGCTTATATAGGATACGGTGATGCAGGAAGTACTCTTTTTTATTGGCAATGGTTTAGAGATATAATGAATTCAGATACTGGGGACAGAGTGTTTTATCCTCAATCACCAAATTTTGGTGGTAATTCTACAGTAGACAATGAAGGGGTGTATGTTTTTAGTAATGGTGCTTTTAATGGAGGTTGGAGTGGCGATATTTATATTACTTATCAAATAGTAAAACTATCATAATGATTAAATATATATTTTTATTATTACCATTTTTAACACTTGGACAAAGTGGCTTTTTTAAGTATTCTACTTTTTATACTTCTATGAGTATGAATACAAGTATGGTAGAGCAAGAAGACTACATAGCAGTAGATAAAGGTTATGAGGATGTAACTCAGGTCAATCCTTATGACTATAATTTAACTATAGGCTTGAGAAAAATAGCACGAATGGACTATGAGTACAAAGTTAAAACTTGGTATTACGGTACTGAGAAATCTGTTAGCGATAATGTTACTATTGGTAATAGCATTGGCTGGGAGTATCTATTTAATTATTCATTTATACGTCATAGGGGTGACAAGTTTACTAACCAAGATTTTTGGCTTAGATACCTTGGACAGAAATGCGTGACTAAAATACAGTTAAAAAATGATGAAAGACGTAATATGGAGTTTATTTCGTTTGATACGAGATATAGACTACAAAAAGGTAATTTTGATTTTACTTTGGGTGCTGTGGCTCGTCAGCATCCTGTTTATCACATTAATCCTATACAAGACTTTTGGGTAAGTGGAGAAAGTACATTTAATGATTTAGCAGAAGATTTCGGCTATTCTAGTGAATATGTATTTGGAGAGTGGCACTGGTTTAATAATGGCGAATTAATAGCAACTTCAAATGATGAGTTCTACAAGCATTATTTTGGTGAGGCTATAGCAAACTATAACAGAGAGCAATTAAACGCATTAGGAAGCGTCTATGAGGTTTCTATGGCTATTGGAGTGGCTTACTATAAATATCATAATAAGGCTTGGCTACATACTTGGGTTAATTTAATGCCTTTACACTATGGTTTGAGTGATTATAGTTATGAGTATGATGGACCAAGTGTAGACTTAGATGCAGGTATAGTAGGAGGGCTTAGAATAACAAAACATTTAGGTGTATTTGTAGAGGGGACTTATTTGAATTACTGGGAAAAGCCTATATATGAGTGTAAGTTTGGTTTTAATTATTTAATATTTTAAGTATGAAGAAAGTATTATCATTATTATTTTTTATTGCTTCTTTTGCTTTTGGTCAAGATTATGACTATCAGCAATTATGTTTAACCTGTTCACAAGCACAAGGCTTTTACTGTGGAGATGATCCTTCTAATTGGACTCAATACGCTCCCAATGGATGTGTTCAAAATGGTTGGATTAATGACGGATGGGAAGATTGTGTAGATGCATCAGATGAGAATGGAGCAGTTCCTACTTCAGTTGCTGATTGTGTGCCACCACCACCTAACTGTGATACTGTGTTTATTGAAATACCTTTTATAGAATGGATATATGACACTGTTCAAGTTCCGTTTTATATATATGAAACTATCATACAATTAGATACAATAATAGAAACAGAATACATAACTCAAATAGTTATAGATACGGTAGAGATAGAAACGCTAGTCCCTGAATATATATATATAAGTGACACGGTTACTGTATATGAGGATGTTTTAGACACACTCTATGTAGATGTAATAGAAGAAGTAGAGGTAGTTGTTTTTGATACTATAATAGAAACTGAATACGTTGAATTTTTTATAACTGACACTGTGGTAGAGTATGAAGAAATAATAATAACAGAGTATATTGATTGTGCTACTGGATTGCCTTGTAACTCAGGAATAGAAGAGGTTGTTGAGAAATCAAAGAAAAATAATTTAATTTACAATATATATGGTCAAGCAATAAGAAAGCCTGAAGGTATATACATAGAAAACGGAAAAATAAAATATAAATTATGATGAAAATTTTTAAAGATAATAATGACTGGAATGAAAAAGCGATAATAGGTTTTGTTGCTTTTACAATTATGTGTTTAATAATGATCGCTGATCTACTTACAGGGTGGATAGGTAAAGACCTAGTTATAAATGAATTTGTTTATGATTCTTTTGTATGGGTTGTACTTGGTTGTTTTGGTATTAGTGGAGTAGAGAAGTTCTCTGGTAAAAAATGTGATAACTCCTGTAAATAATGAAAAAAGAACTTTCTGAAAATTCAAAAGTAGAAGTTAGCCTAAAGACATTAGGCGGTATTGGTGTGCTTATAGCAACGCTAGTAGGTATGTGGTT